GAATTCCAAGACCTTACTCTTGCAGTTGTGCTGCTTATTGAACCTACTACAACTTCATTGAAAAGATAATCACCTACAGATGTTAGAGAAGGATTTCCAATTGTAATAGTTGGCACCTGTGTATATCCAAGACCAGCATTTGTTATTCTTACTTGACTGATGATTCCTGCAGAATTTACAAATGCAGTTGCAGATGCAGATACTGTTGCAGATCCATTAAATGTAATTGTAGGTGGGGATGTATATCCAGAACCTCCAGATGTAATTGTAACTATTCCAATAACTCCATTACCAATGGTTGTTGTTGCTGCAGCCCCAACACCATCACCAAAGAATGCAACTTTAGGTGCTATGGTATATCCATAACCAGCATTTATAACTTCTACAGATTGAACTGATTTTGAATTTGGATTAATATTATTATTACATACAACAATTCCACCGATCATCGTTGCTGATCCAACTCCAGTTACTCCGCCTCCTGGCGCAGAAGAAATTGCAACTCGTGGTGCTGATGAATATCCACCACCTCTATTTGTAACGGTAAAGTATCTTATACCACCATTAACAAGAGTAGTAACTGCTGTTGCAGTCACCCCAGTCCCAACGAGAGTTAATGTTTGGATTGATCCGTAAACGTTATGCTCAGAATTTGTATCTCCAGTACTACCCCCACCTATACTATCATCAATTTCATCAATTCCAGTATCAATAACTTCATCTTCATATCTAAAGAGTTCGCATCTTAAATCATAAGTAGTGTTTCCTTGAAGTTGATAGAATGGTTGTTCGTGCTCAACATATTTTATCTCAAACAAACGATCACCTAAAGGAAAATAAATTAAATCTCCTTCTTTAGGTCGCGTTGATAATTTAATATTTTCTTCGTTCTTTAAAAGAGGTGAAATATACGTCTCAAATCTTTCTCTTGATATTGAAAGGGTTAATTCGTTAAGTGCCTGAATACCAAATTTTGAAAGAATAGTTGGATTTTCTCCATATCCCTCATAATTAACAAGATATGCTTCTATTGGATATGCATTATCAAATGAAGATTGTATGACTTCTCTTATAACAGTTTTTTCTGTAAGATATTTTCTAGGCAAATAATAAACCTCAACTCCATACATTCTCAATTGTTCATTTACTAAATCTTGAATCAGATTTCTTTCTGATTCGGAACCTTGAAGAAAAAATGGATTAAGCATATGATTAACCGATCATATCTAAAGGTGGAAGTTCATAAGTATTGGACATTTTTTCCATTAGAATGTCAAGTTCTCTCTGAGCATCATCAAACATTTGGCGACCATTAAGTTCTACTCCACCTGGAAGTTTAACGCCAGTAAATTTCATCATATTCTGTCCCCACTGACGCTTAATCAAAGAAGTTAAATATGGTTTAATAAATGAATCATTCCAAACTCTACTATAATCATTTGGATCTAAAACAGCATAACAATCTAAAATAACATAACTCCCTACTGTTACTGCTCCCCAATCAATATCAAGATATAATCTATCTTGCCTCTTATTAAAACGAATTTGCTTCTGCGTACTTAATAAGAAATCGAGATCTTCTAAATACGATTTAACCATTGCATATGACAATAGTTCAGTAGTTCCCCAATAGTAAACATCATTTAGAAATAATTGATATTTAACACTAAACATATTATGTGTAATAGTGTTTGTTCCATCATATTGAAATATTTTATTTACACCAATAACTCCTGGGGGAACTTGTAAATAATTACTATTTTCCTCATACCTAAATGTTGTTGCAGTACCTACAATATTAGTCGTTACATTTGTAGTTACAATTCCAACACTTACATTATTTCCCCTAGATCTACCTCTATCAATATCATTTTGTGTAAATTGATATTTAAAAAATGTTGGATAAACACCATCAAAATGACGCTCTTGAAAAAATTGAATTGCATCATCTACGAGATCATCAATTTGCTCATCAGCTACATTGATCTCTAAAACTGGCGCTCCCAGTTTTCTTTTACAATAATCTATTAATTCTTGTCTAGTAGATGGTTGCGCCATTTATATAATACCTCTTAATATATTTAGGGTACTGAAGAAATCCCTAAAGATAATACTACTTCTTGTTGTTTTAGATATAACTTATAATAGCATTTTGCAATATTTTTAATTTGTTCAATATCTTCCATAGTATCTATTTCTGAAGAGATTTTAAAATATTCAAAACTTTTGCTTAAATTTTCAAGTTCTATTTTATCTGGGTCCATCAATCAAACTCCTAAGTAATGACTTTATTTCATCAAGATCACCTTTCATATTAGCAACATCAGATTCAAGATTTTGTATCTGTTGATTCTCTTCATTTTTTGCATTACGTCTTAAAAGGTATTCTTGATATTCTGTCATATTTGTATTAATAATTGAATTTGTATTAGGGTCTCTCATTAAATTTGAGTGACCCTCAACTTTTAAATAATCCATACTATGCTAAAGCAATAACTCTAAGATCTTTCAATCTTGGTACATAAGTTTGATTTGTTGATGTCATTACTATTTTAATTCTATATGATCTAAATGCTGGCAATTGATCAACACTAAATGAATATTCCTTATATTCTAAATCTTGAGGCAAGAATGCCAGATGTGTTGATGGAGAAACAAACGAATCTGGGCGACCATCATTTAATGATGCATCAATTATTTGCTTCTTCGCATTTAAATTCATATATCCTGGGAATGGTGTAAAAATTGGAGTAAAGTTTTGATTTTCTCCAATTGCATAGAAGACGCGAATATCTGAGTATACATTTACATTTGCATTTGCGAGTACCAAAAGTGATGAAGCTGAATTTTCCAAATCAATTTCTTTTGAAATATATTGGAAAGCAGTTGGATCATCAGAAATACTATTAACTCTACTATCAGTCGCATAATTAGTAATAACGTTGTTTACTCTATTGGAAGTTGTTATTACATTAATTCTTTGAGTATCAATAACTGGTGTCAATTTGCTATTAGTTGTATTCAATAACAATCTCATATTCAAAGATTTGTTGCCAGGCAAGTTTGTCAAATTAGCATCTTCATTGACCTTAGAAGCAATTATTCTAGAACTATCAAGATAATTAGTTTTGTTTAATGAAATTGTTTCAAATCCATTATCAACAAATGGAATTTCTGTTCCACTAATACTCTGTCCTGTTATTGTTCTAAGTTCTCCACTTAAAGATGTTCCCTGAACTGTAACATTATGAACCATTGGAGTAATTAACTCAAATGGTATATTTTGAGTTGCTTTTATATTATATCCGCCAGTTGATTTTGCTTTATTTAAATAAAGTTTGGGGAAACCATTTGTAGTAGATCTATTAGTTCCATTTGATGTCATATCAAGTTTGACATTATATGAATCAAAAGTAATTGGATCTGATACTGTCACATCTTCAAGATTATGAGTAGTATTAATTCTCTTCAAAGATACACCAGACAATTCATACTTATAAACCGGAGTTCCTGCTGCATAATTTTTGGGATTTGATCCTCTAACAATTGTTCCACCAATTACACCACCAGAAGCAGAAGTATATGAAATTACTTCATCATCAATTAAAATATATCCCGCATTAGTTGTACCAACTCCAACATTTTCAAATGTGGCAAAATTTGAAATACTATCTACAGATAATGCTGATGTAGAATCTGAATTATACGCAACAGTTAGTTTTGTTGGAGCAACATCTGGAGATACTCCTGAAATAGTTACATAATTTTGATTGAAATACATTCCATGATTTTTGTGATTGACTTGAATGTGCAATCCATCATTCTCAGTAGTAATTTGGCTGATAGTTACATTACCCCCAGTTGACGCATTTAAATTAGTTGTAATTCCAGAATTATTAATATATTGTATGGTTTTTCCAACACCTGTCGTAAAATCTCCTTGGACATTATCAAGAATTAATTGATTAACTGCTGTAATTACTCCAACAGATAATCTAATATTTTTGCCAACAGAAGTTGCGCCAATAGTTGTAATGCCTAAAACATCTCCAAGTTGATAACCAGTTCCACCATTTGAAATTGTTGCTGCAATTGCTACCCCATTATTGACAGTAACATTAGCAGTTGCATCTCTACCATTTCCAGTGACAGTTGTTAAACTAACACTATTAAATGTTAATCCACCACTAGATGGAGTATAACCTATACCTGCATTAATTACACTGAGAGTACCCGTTGCAATTCCCGCAGAACCAACATAGTTGCCTGTTGCATTTGTATTTGTTTGTAAAACAGTATTTCCAAGTGTTAATCCAGAATCATTTAATGTTGAACCAATTCCAATTCTAACTCTTCTTGAATTTGTAATTAAAGAATTTGGAAGTAATGTTGGTATTTGCTTATTGCCAGTTGTCAATTCAGGACTATAGAATTCAACAGTTCCTGAAGTTAAGAAATCTGCTCTATAAAGAGTGAATTTAAGATCTTCCCACTGACTTGCTTCCCAAGTAGAAGCATTTTGTGATTTAAATAGTGAACCAAGGGTTGGTTGATTTGAAATATATGTCTGTGTAAGCAGATCATTTTCACCAATTCTTGAAATGTATACACTATATTTTGTAGAATTTGATGCAAGGCATACGCAATAATCTGTGCCGCCTTCAAGATAAACTGGAGCCTGGAATGTAAATGAAGTTGCAACAGATCCATCTCCAGAAATATTAACCTGTGCTGGATCTAAAGTGACTTCGGATAATGGTAAAACTTTTTGTGTTGGGAATCCATTCTGCATCGTTCTCAATTGGAACGTTACTGGAATATCCATATCATCTTTAGACCTAAAGAAGACATCACATCTTGTCAAGAAAACACCAGTCTCATCTTCAACCAAGAATGATTGTGCAAGAGGATCATACCATCCAACAAGAACTTGTCTTTGGGATTGTGAAATTGTAGTACTACTTACTACTTGTGTACCTGTAGTTCTAGATACTGAATTTGCTTCAAATTCTTGTTTGTTTTGAATTCTAGCATTTCTAACAGAAATAATATTTTCCTGCACAGTTTCTAATGTTCCACTTGAAATAAATCCTTCTTCTGCAATTGTTGTAGCAGCATTTTGATCATTTAGATTGTTATTAACAAGAGTAAATGTTTTATTACCAGTTTCAAATTTTGGATAAATGTTAATATTTGGATTTGGAACAAAGAAGCTGCCCATTAATGTTGCAGATAAGTCAGATACAAGTCTTAAATTGGTAATTGTTGCCTGAGCACCGCTTGTTTGTCCAATCAAAGTCATTCCACTTTCAACCCACCCACTAAATTGACCTTGTGGTTGATTTGAGAGTGAGAATGTATCAACATTTAAAATTGTTGATGTTGAAGAATAAGTTCCCTGAATTGCTTGTCCTGTATATGGATTATATGGGAATGTTAAAGTTGCTGCATTATATGCACCTTCTTTATGATTTGTTTGAGCAACTCTGAAAGTTATTTTTGGAGAATTTTGTCCCACTTCTGGTCCAAGTCCAGTTTTTTGAGTTGATCCTACTACAGTTTCTCCAACCTGGAAAGTGCCAGAAACCATACCAATTTCCAATAATTTTGGAACACAATATTTGGTTACATCAACGCCATCAAAGAATGCATATAATTGTGTAAGTGGTTTGACTTTTTTAGAAATAAACTGAATATTTCTTGATCTCATATATGGAATGAGATTTCTACTTACAACTCTATCTCCAACTGAGGTTTTATCAAATTGCTCAGTAACTATTGTTCTATTTCCAGTTCTGGATTGAATTCCAGTATCTCTAACTTCTCTAAGTTGTTCTTGAACTACAGTAGTTGTTTGAGTTTCATATACCTCTCTACCTCTACCGCCAGAAATAACACCTCTCCAATTGCCACCAGAAGTGTCTGTTCTTGTTCTGGAAGTATTGACAACCTCACTACCTGTCCAACTAGTTTGCCAAGCATTCCAGACAACAGGAGCAAATCCTGTTTGTGGGTCTATATTTAAAGTTTTGACCGCATTTGCAAGAGTTTCTGCATAATTTCCTTCAGTATTAATAATCTTTGCATCAAGGCGGGTTGTATCTACCCAGGTATCGGAAGAAGGAGATAATTCAACAGTTCCCTGCCAGAAACTAATTAGGAATGGAGTAACACTCTCAGATCTTGTTGCAAAGGTTTGCTTAAACCATTCAACTTCTGCATAATCTAATGTTACAATATCTTTAGACTTGCGAACATTAATACCTTCAATTGCAGCAAATTGCAAATCATCAGTTGGGTCAATGTTCTCAACCGGTCCAGAAATTAAATCAACTGAATTTGTATAATGTCCTGGTCTAATTTCTTTATTTTCAATATCAATACTATTTTTATATAAAATGCTACTTTCTTGAGCAAGAAGAGAAGTGAAGTTATCTACAAAAAATCCAGATTTAAATCTATTCAGTCCACTCTTATCCGAAACAAACAAATTAGCAGTATTGGTTTCAAGAAGAGATAGTGTGGTGTAGTATTCAATATTTTTAATTCTATTTTCAAGTTGTTTAATATCAACCATTCTATATCTCTTATGCTCTAAAAATTCTAATGAAGCCTGAGATACGTTGTAAAGATAAGGAGGAAGGGTTACTGATGCAATTTCTAGTGCATCATCAACAGAAACTGGTTTTTCAACTTTTTCTGATGGAGTGCCATATTTAACTTGCATTTTTCCATCTTTTGTAAGATAGATTCTGTCTATTCTTCCAAGATAGAATGAGAATGAAGCTATAATTTGTTCATCTGAGGCAAGAATATTTGTTGCAGAATTTCCAGATCCGTTAAAAGTTCTTCCATAAAATTCTAATGGAGATCTTGCGTTTTCTGCAACAGAATAATCAGTCGTTTTTGGTCTAATATCAATGATATCAGAATTTCTTATTCCATTAACAGTTTGTATTTCTTTTCCATAATCAAAGGTGCTGTATGAATTTACTGTAGTAATATCCCCATCATCACTGGATTCATAATATCCATTTGAGAAGTATACTTTTAATTTTCTAGCAGGTTCTTCGGAATTGGATTTTCTTGTAATAAATCCATAGTCATAAAATGTATCTTTTTGACCATTTACAAATGTAAAGTTAGAAGAAACATTAAAACTTGAAGAATTTAAAGTTGTGATAACCGCACTTATATTAGACTCTGCAAATACAATAGTCTCTCCTTCTTTAAAACTATTTTGATTTTTGGAAATAAATGAAATTTGAGAATCTGTAAGTCTTTCTGCACATATTCCTATTGCGCCACTATTTTGTCCAGTAAATTGTTCACCAATAATTAAATCTGCGGTTTTTGATGAAGGTCCATTAATAGAAGATAATACTGCAGTTGGTGCTGAAGGATTAGAAGTATCTAATGATTCATAAATTGCATGTACTTCAACCACATCAGAAACATTCAAAGATATGTTTTGATCTTGAACTCTAGTTCCAAAAGGAAAATTTCCATATGATAATCCATCATTAAGTGTAGTACTTCCAATACCAGAAGATGAATAAATTGATCTGGTGATTAGAGTTGAATTAACTCTATTTTTCCTTTTTATTTTTGCTTTTGGTTTAAGTTTATTCAAACTTGCAACTAAAGTTGCTCCAGTATTGTTTGAACCTAAATTATAGATCTGTAATTGAGTTGATCCACTTATAAATGCAAATTTATCGGATGTGAGTACTTCTGTTGTACCATCAGATCTAACTAACGAATATCTTTCCTCATCAAAAGGTAAGAATGTTTCATTAGTTCCTGCACTGACGGGAGTTGATAATTGATTTCCAGAAATATTAACTGTAAATGATTTTCTTATTGTTAAAGAAGCATCAGTTAAATCTACAGAAGAAATATTATTTTTTGGTAATTTTGTATAAAGTGTGTTATCAGTTGAAGACTCTAGATTTGTTGTTAATATTTTTAAATCTGTTACTGATAGTACGCTGGAAGGTAATATGCTGCTTGTTATTCCAGTTATTGATTGTACTTGAGTAATAGTAACCAATGTTGACCCAACACTAACCACTTTTGCAATTACTGGATCTTGAGATATTGGGCTACTATACTGAACTAGGTTGCCTGGTTTGACAATTGTTCCTGGAAATAAAATATTAGAACTTGTTATTGTGCTAATACCGCCGACATATGTACTAATGGTTGCTATTCCAACGGAAAATCCTGTTGATTGGATAGTATCTGATGTAAAAGTGTATCCAGAACCTACTACACCATAAACGGATTTAATATCAGAAATTCCATATGAAGTTACTGCAATAGCAACTCTTCCATTAGATATTCCGTTAAAAGTAAATGATTCATTTGGTATAAAATTTCCACTGTTTTCATATAAAACAAGAGATTTGGAATTTGAAACTGCATCCTTTAAAAATGCAGTTGCTCCACTTGAATTTCCTTTTACAAATGTTGGAATTGAAAGTGTGGTTGGTTCATTTAAAGTTATTTCAGTTGTTGTCTGAATATCATAAAGAGATATGTTCCATTCGTTTGTGTTTGAATTGGAAGTACTGTATGAACCAGATTCCAATTTAAAATCATAAACTCTTGCAACACCAATTTCTTTTCCTGGTGCTATTGTTTGTGCCGATCCTACTCTTTCGCTTCTTAGACTTAAAACATAAGTATTACCGACTCCAACAACTGGAGAACCATAAACTCTATTCAATCTAAGTGTTGGACCGGTATTATAATTAATTCCTAAATTATCTAACGTTTTTGTTGTTCTTGGTTTTGGTAAATCTAAAAATGTAGAACTGATTGTTTCAATTTCATATCCCCTTACAAATGCTTTTCCTGGAGATACCTGATATACTGCTAAATTATCTGATGCAGTTGATCCACCATAAGTAAACTGTCCAGCATTAAAAATACCACGATTTCCCAATCCATTATTTAAGGATTCTTTTACAGAAACGTCAAAGGGGGTTACATAGTAATCTCCAGATTCTGCATATGTTCTTCTTGCCAATTCATCAGCAATTATACTGTAATCAGTTGTTGTTTTCTGTGAAATAAGAACACCATCCTTAATGGTTGCCAATTCAACAAATGAATTATCATTAAAATCATCTAAACTTTTTTTAAATAAAGAAACCGAAATTTTTAATCTATCTGCTCCAGGAGCAGAATAGTTATTAAATCCCTGAGAATTGTCATTTAAAGTTTCATCAATATCTGCATTGATGATTTCTTCATTAACAAATAATCCTACTCTATAATTTGGTTTATTTGCATATTGATCTAAAATTAAAGTCTCAGTACTTACATTTACAAATTGTCCGCGAACAAAATAAACGCCATCAGTAATTGAAAATGCGGATCCAATTGAAGTTGCATTATTTGCAATTGTAATCGCAAATGGAGAACCTGCTGCAATAGTTGAATTGCCAAGAAGCCCTGAATTAATTGCTGTATTTGATGCTAATGATTCTCCGTCAAAAAATTGTTGTGTTGAATTATTTTGTGTGCTAGATCCAATATAACTTACATATAAGGTTATGTTGCCTCTTTCAGAATCACTTGGAGATAATACTTTTTCAACTACTGCAGTAATTCCTGAAGTTTGTCCAGTAATTTTTGATCCTATAAGTTGATCTGCATAAGCAGTAACAGGAACACCAAGATAAGTATTGTTTAATTGTACTGCATAATAAAGTGCATTATATGCAGTATTTCCTGGAATGACTTTGGAACCTTCCTTAAAGAAATGCTGACCAAACTTCTCAATTTGATTTTGTAATATTGATTGTAGAGTAGTTAATTCTCTTGCCTGTACGGGATACCCAGGCTTAAATAACACCCTATAATAGTCATTATTTGCATCAAAGTCGTCAAAATATGGCGATACATTGAGATTAGTTTGTTGAGACATAATTCGTTAGAACTGCAAAATGACTTTAATATCTTCTTTTTGATTTGATGATCTAGTAATTGAAGGTCTATTATCTACATAAATGATGCTACCACTGTATTTTTTAACTTCAGGTGAAGCAATACCGTTTGTAAATGATTGACCAAGATAGTAGGTCCTATTATTTATTACCGTTGATAGACCAGTAAATGAAGTGCTGATTGATAAATTAGTACTTCCTCCAACAATTGTCACACTTCCGCCCGTTGAAGGTGAATTTGTAAATTCTGTTAAATCAAATCCATAAGATGGATTTGTAACTCCAACTCCTGCAGTAGTAAATCCTGCAAAAGTTCTATCTTGCCAATATTTTAATACTCCAGTTGTCTGGTCATAGTTAATAACTCTACCGACAGCAGTTGACCCTGTTGACACTGTTTGATATATGTAAGAATCTGCAGTAAATGTTGCAGAACTATATCCTATTCCAGTCAATCTAAGTGCTGGCAAAGCACTTGCCTTATCTAATGTTAATGTTTGGGAGGATCCAAAAGACTTTGGATCTTTTACAATTCCAACTCTAGCAATTTGATTACCCGTAATAAAATCAGGATTTTCAATATCATTTTCTATTCTAGAATAAAGGAGAGCATTATATGCACCAAGTTCTCTGTAAATATCAGATCCATGTCCTCCTTGCGGAGGAATAATAACATTAAAAGTTGGTGTAGTTGTTCCCGTAGGAGCATTCCCAGAAACTAAATCAACATTCCCGTAAGTATATCCAGATCCTTGACTTGAAACTACAATAGATTCTACTTGCTGATCATTATTAACTACGATAGTACATTCTGCACCTGTTCCATCTCCTTTAATTGGAACTCTTGTGTATGTCCTATTTGCTGTTCCTACTCCAACACCTCTATTGGTAATAGTAACGATCTTAATAGATCCATCAACAGCATTATCTCTAACAGAAGCATTATCTGCACCAGTTTCCCAATCAGAGGGAACGGGCATAAAGTCCGTAGAATCAAATTTTACAATATCACTTGGCTTAATAGTATAAAGATATTTCCATATATAACCATCGCCACTAGAACCTGCAGATCTTGGCTCCAAATCTGTAAATGTTGGTTCATCTAAACAAGGTCTTCCATTTGGATATTCTGGACTTGTGCCATTTTGTAGGCAAATATAAACTTTATAATCGCTATTTAAAACATAATACGAAGCAGAATATAGATTTGTGGACCCAGAAACTTTTGCAGTATTTGACCTACTATAGTCATGACGGTACATATCATATGTTATACCCGATGACCAAGTTCTTTTTTGTATAACTTGTCTTATATCACTTGAATTTATCTTCTTTAATGCAATCATCGTGTCCCAATAATTATTCTCCTCATCAAAGTTATCCTTTGGTGAAGGTGGGGTAGTATCCCAATCAGATTGAATATCGGTTGCATTTGGTAGACCAATAAAAGAATAATAAGAATGGTCAGAAGTAGTAACTCCTGACACAAAATTCTTAGCATTCAATATTCTAATTTGGTCAGTTATAATTGCTGCCATTTTATGAGTTTTTTATCTATTTATCACATATAGTTTAGGTATTTTAGAGAATTTGCCCTCTTGAGGATCGCTCCTGTACTTATACCAGTAACTCCATTTAATGTATAAGCATTATAAGAATTATCTTTAGATCTAGATCCAAGAGAAACTTTACCCCAACTAAATTCTCCATAAAAATTACTATACCCAATTCCAGTCAATCCATTATAACTTAAAACTCTTACAGTTACTTTTGCAACATAAGTGACACCAAAACCAATTGCCGAAGTTTGTGCTATTGAAACTGCTGCTACTTGATATACATTATCTAAGAAGGTAGACCCTATTCCAACTGTAGATCCAGAAGAATTGAGTGAAGTTACTCCTCTACCAACATTAGAATTATAAACTGTAAAATAGTATCCAGTCTGAATTCCACTAATGGTTGTTAATCCAGTTACTGAAGAATTTCTAAGGAAAGAATTTTTTGGAATAACAAAATCAAATACAATTCCTGTTGTTGCAACTCCAACAACGGAAGTTGTTGCTATACCAGTTATAACACCAAAATCACCCTCATAAGTAGTAACAGTATTATCTTCAAAGGTAAAAGATGGGAATTCAATTAAAACAAGAGGTGGATTTGTGTCAGTATAACCTGTTCCAGGAGAAGTTATAGTTATTGAAGTAACAATTCCAGAAGTAATTGATGCTGATACTGATGCTCTTTGAGTTGTTCCAAGTCCAACGGGATTTTCTATAATCACTGAAGGATTGGTTGAATATCCAACGCCACCACTGGAAATAACCAATGAAGATATAGTTCCAGCGGCAGATACAATTGCCGTTGCAGCTGCAGCAACTTTAGAGTCTTGAGATAGTAATTTAATATCTCTTTGGAAAATTAATGAAGTGTTGTTTTCATTTATTGCATTAAAGAAAGGTCTAATGTTATCAACATAAGCAATAGTAGATCCAATTCCAACAGATTGGATAAGATATGATGTTGGGTAAATTGATGCTTCATAAAGCATACGATCTTTTCCAATTTCCTTTTCATTAATAATTTTATCTTCGGTTTGTCTGCACCAAACTACTGGTCTTGTTAATGTTTCATCTCCACTGTTTCCTGGACCAAAATATGGATTTGTATTGACTAAATCGGTTGAATTAACGCTTGTAACTGTTCTTGCATTTTCTTGTAAAGTTGAACTTTGTCCAATAGATGCATCATAACCAATCGTTAATTCGTCGCCAATTTTGACAGTTTCTAAAATATTTCTTTCAACAACATCAATAGATCCACTTCCTTTATAGAAGATAATCTTTGAGGTATCTCCAACTTTTGGAGCATCAGTAAATGTTATTGAACTTCCGCCAGGGAAAAGATAACCAACACCTGGTACTTGCAGGACATCGTTAATAAAGACAAGAAGGGAATCTTGAACACTAATCCCAGATCCTCTTGAAGCAAGTATTGAAGTTAAATTGCCAAGATATGTAATTGGGAAAACAGTCCTTTCTCCATCAAATAAACTATCAAGATTATCTAACAGTTGTAACTCTCCAAGAGACCAACCAGTAAATTTGTCTGCAAATGTATTTTGAATGCTAATTTGGAATTCTGAAAAACTTGTACTTGATGTTGTTGGAATTCCCGTAAGTCCTCCTAAGGGAACAGTTAAAATTTCTCCCTGTCCGTAACCATATCCAGTATTTCTTAATTCGAAATCAATAACGCTAGATCCTTGTCCAACAACAATGTCAATAGTTGCCTGAGTTCCGATTCCAGATGAAGATGAACTGTAAATTAATGGAATATTTGAATACGAAAGTGGACTATCAATAAAGACATATGGTGGATTAGTTCTTGTATATCCAATTCCCGGGTTAGTTATTGCAATACTAACAATATTTCCATTAGATACAGATGCTGTCCCAATAAATTGAATATTTGAGATTCCTGTTGAAGAAGTTCCTACTCCAACTCTAACGGTCTGTACTCCTACACGATATCCAGATCCACTGTTACCAATACTAATAGAAGAAATAGTTCCTGCGATTGAAACTATTGCTGTTCCTCCTGCACCAACAAGAGGTTGATATCCAAATCCTTCATAGGAACCAACAGAGATGATAATTCCACCAACAGGAAGATTTGAACTATTAACATCATATGCAACTGAAATTCCAGTACCAACAAAACCAATTGATGTTATTCCAGTATTTTCTGATAATGTATAACCATCAGATAGACCAGGTGATTGGAAGATGTCATTTATCAATATAACTGCATTTTCGCTAGATATTCCTGTCACATTGGAACTATTAGATTTTAGAGTAAAATCTTTTTTGATGCCATTAAAAGTAGAAGAAATATCATCAAAAATATAATTTTTATAATATGTTTCGTTAGTTGTATTTGGTTCACCGGATCGTAAGAAACTTCTACCTTGGAAACTAGATGATGTTGATATACCTAACCAATCTCTCTCACTGGGAGAATTAGTACTTGTACTTAAAGGAATATTACCATATGGAGCCTCAACAAAATTAATAGTATTGTCGATGATATTATAATTTCCAGAAACTTTGGTTACTGTAGTTCCGGTTGAATATCCCGCAACTGCAGTTCCAAGCCATGGCCTACGAACTTTTATTGCATTTGTACTTCCAAATCCAACTGCATCAATTCTCATAATTTCGCTGCCAATCTTAATTAAATCGCCTCCAAAGAATGATGTTATGCCCGTAAAATAAAGTACGTCATCATTTGTATATGCGTTAGTTGCTAATTTATTAGTAACTGCGCTTGCAACAACTGGAGATTGAATGAGATTGTCAATTGCAACTATAACTTTAGCATTTTGATTTTTAGCAGTAAATGAGTGCGTAGTTCCTACACCAACACTTGTAAAGTCTAAGGTTGATGGTATTAATTTAAGAGCATCCTCTGCACTTCTTGCAAGTTTGATCGAGTTATTATTTAATTTTACTACATAAACACTTGATGGCAGTTTATTAGTAGAACCAACACTTACAAAGGATGTAGTAGCAATACCAATTGCTGATGTAGTGCCAGCACCTGCATTTGTATAGATTAACTCCTCCCCACTTACAAAGAAATGGTTTGGTAATTTTATAATATTTGTCGTCGTATCAACTACTGCAGGATTACTTGCATCAAAAGATCTCTGGAAGATTTTATAACCATCATGATTTAAATCAAATGCTCTCTTAATATCTCTCTCAGTTCCATCATATGTTCCATAATTGGTTTCTATAGTTGCGTTATTAAAATTAACAACATCCTTATCATCGTCCTGATGTCTTAATGCATTAAAGAATATTTTTACTTGTACATTAATATTTGGGAGAGGTGTAAATGTTAATTTTGTTGATGATGTTGTTGCAGCACCTACAGTTCCAAGTCCAGAAGAAGTTTCGATATTACCATATTCAGTAATATAAGTTTCCGTTCCATCATCTAAAACAATAATTTCTGATAATTGGTGCCTATTATTAGTTACATCAGAAACTTGAAGTATTCCATATAAGCAATCATATCCATCTGGATATTCTGCAATTACTGTTGCTACTGGAGATGTTGACGAAGCTATTGATGTTGATGTTGCCTGGAGGCGGGCGTGCTTCATATCAAAAGTGCCAATACCTGATGATAGGGTATTTCCAATAGCAACTTGAATTGTATTAATTGTTGCTGCTATTCCAACGTTTGGAGTAAAATCAATTTTTAATTGAGATCCTGACAAATATGGATAATATGTACCCAAACCAGAATTTGAATATGCGTCTTGTGATAAAGTTGTTAATTCTCCATAATCTATAAATTCAACTGAAGACCCATTATGCAAAATACTTAATTCATTGAATTGATAGTCTCCATTTGAACCAGTAATTTCAACTAGAACTTTTGCTGATGTATAAGTATTTGCAATTGAAACAATAGTAGTTGCTCCAGAAGAAACAATAACATTGCTTGTTAATATATCAACAATCCCACCAAAATTGGAAGATCCAGTGCTAATAATATTGTCATTTAAACTATATGCTAAAGTAGTTACCTCATAATCATTTATAGAATATCTTGTTGGATAGAAAAATATGACACCCTCAGTTCCTTCAACCCCAAAATCAAATGACCCTTGATCATAATTAGATTCAACTCTTCCATATTGGTTAATATAACCAATAGAATCATCATGTAAAAGAGTTAAAAGCATTACTTGTCTTTGTGCCGTATATCTTCTATCTCTAATATAAGCAATATATTTTTGAGCTCTACCTTCACTGAGATTAAATCTATGAACTTCACTAAATCTTGTTGATCTTGGATTGCTATTAAATTGATCGCTAATATCATCAATTGATAATACTCTATTTCCAACTGATTCAAAATAATCTGTTAAAATTCTACTCGAAAATGTTACTTCATCTGAAAATTGTGAGGATCCAATTTCTAATGAATTTTCTTTTACTAAGTCAAAATCATAAACACAATTTAAATCAACAACGCCAACGATATCATTTGTAACTTCGAAGGATGTTAGATCTGTTGAAAGACCAACAATCATCGAGTTTGCATTTGATTTTGGCAATGAAGACTCTAATTGATAATCAGCAAACTTTTTAAATCCTGAAGTATGATTTAAAGTGCCTACTACATCTTTCCAAGTATCATAATCTACTCTAGATTTTAAAGAATATGAGAAGTTTTGATAATAAAAACTATCCTGAATTCTTTGGGAATTTTCATTTAAGAATCCTGCATCAATTTGCCATCCTTGCTCTACAGTTGAACTTGAATTTAAATTTAAGAAAGAATCGAATTTATTAATGGAAGAAATAAGACCTTGATTTCTGGATACCAATCCTTCTACAATTTCACCAACGACAAAATCTTCTCTAGAACGTATTTTTAAATAATTTGTTATAGAATTCCAATCCTCAACATATCCAGTGGAAGAAAGAGATTTGACGCCTTCTCCAATAAGAAAATCATTCTTTTTAAGGATTGGATTGAAAGTTGGGAAATATTTTTGTGGCACAATTCTTCCTGAAGAATTGATCGAATTATATGTTCCTGGCACTTCTCCAGAATTTAAAAATCCATTCAAACTATATCTAACTGTTGCATTATTTCCGCCAAGATTTGCATCAACATAATTAATTGTAAATAATTGATAGTTGTAGTCTGAAGAATTGTATCCTTTAGAGGTAGATCCAACTCCAACACTAACATTTTCAATCAAAACTTTGTCATTGACAGCAAATGGAAATGAATTTGCTGTACTAAACCCAACAGATAACGTAACCGTTACGTCCTTGGTAATTTCGTTAAATCCTACAGAACTAATACCAACACCATTTGAATTTTGTGTGGGCAAAATGGTAGGAGATACATTATACAAACCATAAGCATTTTTTAAGATTGTTACTTGATTGTCGCCAAGATCATATCTTAAATCAACCTCGGGAACGATTTGATTGGTCTTTCCATCTAAAACAATTAGTTTTGCTGGTGAACTATATCCTCTTCCAACAGAAGTAATTCCAATTGATTCAAATGATGCTAAAGGTTCTACTTTTGCAATTTGTGGTAGAGATACACTTGGTCTAATTGTAAAGTCGGATGGGAAATCAAATCCAATATCATTAATTTTAGTTTTCTTTATTTCGCCTATTGATTCGCTAGATGTCTCCAATAATGCACCAGATCCAATATCCGAAATAACTGTTGTTATCCCTGGAATAGAATAATAATTTTGACCTTTACTTGTAATATCAACTTTAGAAATTGGTCCATGTGCAACTAATGAATTAGTTTCATAACTTAATATAGAAGAACTTGATGTATATGATGTTGATTCGGGAGTCTGTGCTAGATTATATGTAAATGAAGTCGTCGAGGTGGCAGTTATTACATGCTCTCCATTATAAGAACTTACTTTTACTTGAATTTCATTATTTGAAAATACAGAAGAATCTATATTTATTTCTTCCTTTTGAATTGGAAGATTGCTATTATAAACGGGAATTAATGTATAATAAAGTTTTTCTGGAAGATATTCATTAACAGTTAAAACAACTTTTGCATCAGCACTTACGCCAACAGTACCAAATCTTTGTACTTCAAAAACGTTAGTTTGCTTGGTTGTATCAAATATTTCAGTGAAGTTTGAATCTTTGTAAAAATTCAAACTAAATGCAGGATAACTATTTGCCTGATTTACATAAGAAAGAGAAGAATCTGACAAATCAAAAGTTACTGTTGAATTTTTGTAAACTTTAACAGGGGGATTGATTGGTGAAAGAGTTCCGTCTGAAGAACTAGTAATTCCTACAATGATTGGATTTGAACTAACTGCATCATAATAAGTGTTAGAGAGTTTGATTGTATTATCATCAACAAAAACAATATAATAAATTTGGTTATTTTGAAGTCCCCCTGATGGAGATGTTGAAGTATGAATTACTTTTTGTCCATTAACAAATCCATGATTTGAAATTGTTATTGCTTCCGAAATTGTACTAACACCAGCTGATACAAAAGTTTTTGGGTTTACAAGTAACTTTCTATTATAATCATTATACTTGATTACAACTGAAGTTGATATTGATGGATTTACATCAACAAAAACAGTATCATCATTTTGTAAACCATGAGTTTCTGCGATAGAAACAGTGACTAAATTTCTAGAAATCTGTCCACTAATAACAGAATAATTTGTTTGGAAACTATGATAAGTGCCAGATCCAATTCCAGTAAAATATAAAGTTCCCAAACCATTTGTTGCTGTTGTAATTCCTACAAATGTTCCAGTAGATCCAAGACCAACTTTTACAGTCGATATTCCAATCAAATCATCAGAAACTTTTGCAACGTATAGAGTTGATTGATTTGAAAGAGTGACGGAGGTGGAAATTCCATTCGTAGAAACTCCAAGAACAATACCACCATTTGGAGAGTATGTGAGTTGATCTCCAGTTTGAAGTTGATGATTTGGAATATAAATTGTTCTGGTTGGAATAAAAATTTGAGTGATTCCTGCACCTGGATTTGAGAAAGATATTGTTGTTCCAATTCCAACTCCAGATATAGTGCCCAATCCCACAGATTCAATTGGATTAAAGTATATCTGCTTGTTGAATGTGTAATTGTATGAAGTTTTAAATCCACTATTTACTGTTAATTTCCTTGGATTTTCATATAAAACTTCCGTAGCAGTGTGTGCAGATCCTGTAGTATTATTAACTGATCTTAGAACTCTAATTCTTGAAGATTTTGTATCAATATTTAAAATCTTTACTTTCTCTGTACCTATCGTGAAAATATCATTTTCAAGAATATAATTTGGATTTAAGTTTCCGGAAACTGAAAAATAAGTAACAATTCCAGTAGTGCCTGTTGTGCCAACACCTGCAATAAGTGATAAAGTGTTGAGGGTTGAGATTCCTGCATTGTAAGAACCTTCTATTAATGTTGCAAATGTGCTTAATCCAGAAACTGATATAATATCATTATTTGTAAAATTATGCGGATTTTGTGAGAAAATAACAATGGATCCTTTATTATCCGCAGGATAAAATTCGGCACTATAAATTGTGCTTGTAGCTACACTAACATAGTTTATTTCTTTTCCTTGCAATCTGGAAACTTTAGCACTTGCATTATATCCACTTGTATTTGAATTATTAAAAACTACAGAATCATTAATTTTATAATTATTACCACCTGTTGTTACTCCAATATTCTCAATAAATCCTGGAGAAGCATATTTAACATTAACAGTTTGATCTAAAAGATTTGGTACAGTTAGATATGAATAAGATGCATTATTATTAATTAAATTATATGAATAAGTATTTCTTGCCCAATCTGTTTTATTTAAATCAATTTCATCTTGGTTTGATGATTTTTTAAAGTTAAAATCATTTGGTTTTGACTTATAATTTTCTCCAATTAAATATGGAAAAGTTGGCCTCTTATATCCTGCAAAAACTCCAGAAGAATCTGTTGAAGAATTATTAATCGTTGCAAAATATGCATAAGTTCCATTTGGAAATTCTGGAGTTACGCAAAATCTACCATTATTTTCATCTAAAACTGTTTCGTCTGTAACTTTTTGGTAAGTATAATCTTCAATAAAAAATCCAAAAGGAAATTCTGTTGATGATGGTCTATTTGATTTTAGATTATCAACATACCCAGATTTCATCTGAGATACTACTCCACCTTGATTAGTTGAATATCCATAAGGTCCATAAATTGGATTTCCGTCATATGCCCATCCAATAATTGGGGAATGGTCTGTAGACGAAACTTCAATATTAGCAACTTTCTTTAAATCTGTTTTTGATCCGCCATATAAGATATTTCCAGATGAATCTACTGAATAAATTATTTCTCTAAGTCTTCTTGGTGCATATAGATGGGAATATTCCAATCCATAATCAGGATTGATTCCATTAGTAATAAATCCATCATCATTTGTAATTGTGTTAAAATATTTTTGGAAAAGATTAACGTTCCAAGAAGTTATTTTTGGTAAAAACTCTACTCCACTTCCAGCAGAACTGATACTTATAAAAGTTGTATCTGCAGAATATCCTATTCCACTTTCAATAATTTCTACCGATTGTATTTGTCCATTCTGAATAACTGGAGTAATCACAGCACCTGTCCCATCACCAATTATGGTTAAATTTGGAGAGGAATTATAATTTGCTCCACTGTTATTGACCAATACTTCAACTAATTTGCCATCAGAAATAATGGGAGTAAGTTGAGCATTAGAACCACTATCTACAGTAACTAATGGTACTCTGTTATAATTTAGAATGTCTGATGATCCATATCCAATTCCACCATTAGAAAGATGAACGGAAGTGATCTGTCCTCTAAAAATTGGTTGGACGACTGCCTTAAAAGTATTTCCATTAGTTGAAGAAATGCCAACACCACCAACAATTTCTACAGAAATTTCTGGATAATTAAACGTATGAGTTCCAGAACCTATTGAATTGAATGTAATGTATTGATTTGTTCTGTAATAAAAATTTTGATTTGTTGTCCCAAGACCTACTTGCGATAGTTTGAAATTATTTTCATCAATTGTTGTTACATAATAATTTGTATTTGCAGTTAATCCACCAATTGATGTTCCATCTGTATTGTATGTTATTATTTCTCCAGATTTAAATTCATGATTTTCTAAATTAACGGAATTTAAAGAAGTACTAATTCCGCTAGAGAGACTGGTTTTTTTCTTATTTTCATATCCGCTTCCAGAATTAACTACAGTAATTGATGCTAAAATTGATTTTTTATTATATGATTCAATAATATGATTTCCCGTACCATAAGAAGTCAAAGTAACTGTATTGATACCAGATACAGCATCATCTAGAGTTTTATGAAGTTTAATTGTATATGGAGTTTTGACTGAAACATAGTATGAAGAATCTGTAGATAGTCCGCCGACTGCTTGCTGGCCATCTGTTCTATAAACAACTCTTTCAGCGTTTCTAAATTTATGATATGTACTAAATCCAATTGTTGATAATGTACTTCCTAGAGAAACAATCGCACCATTGGATTGTGAATTAAAAATTATCTGATGAGATATCAGTTTCATATTTGCTAATGCTGTTGCATTAGCACCATTACCACCGCTAATGTTTACAATTGGAGTTCCTTCATAATCAAATCCAGGATCAATAATTCTAATTTCTTTTAGGTTACCACTTACCGCACAATATCCAGTAGCACCAGTTCCAACAGAATCGCTAATGTTTAAAGTTGGGGGATTAATAATATCATAATCGGAACCTGGAGAAGTTACTTGAATTGATTTAATTGGACCATAATAAACAGCATCTGTTGACTTGTAATTTAAAATTTCAACACCATTAACTAATATACCAGTCAGTCCTGGGGTTGTTGGATAAATTTCTCCATCATTAACTGGAGTTGAAATTTCTCTTAAAAGTTTCTGTGAATTTAAAGTTTTTGATTTAAACTTATAAAGTTCAACTGTATTATTACTAACCGAGGTGCTAGCAGGCACTTCTACAAAAATAGAATTGTTTATATTTGTTCTACTTTTTGCAAATTTTACATTATTTGCATCTATTCTTTTAATAAAATATAATCCTTCATCAAATAATGAGCTAGCATCAGTAGTCGTTGTTGTTTCATTTCCCTCAGTATCAATTGAAATAGTTTCTATTTTTTCGGGAGTATAATAAACTAGATCTCCAGTATAAAATCCATGATCAACACCAGATGTAATAGCAAAAATATCTGTCGATCCAGTACCTACTGGGGGAAAAGTGCCGGTAAAAGTTACTAATCTATTTGAGGCATCAAGAGATTGTTGATTATAATATGGCAGTGATGGCGAAGAAACTAATATTTTATCTTTAATTTTATAAACATTTTGAACATTAGCATCCAATATTGAGGTTGTTGGAAATGCTGAAGAATTTACTTTTAGTAGATTTCTCTTTACTCTATAAGTTTCTGTTAATGATAATTCTCCCTGTCCTCTGATAGAAAAAGATGTTTGTGAAGTAATGTCCAATACAGTAGAAACTTTTTCAATGCCACTCCCACTTATAATAGTTAAACTATCACCAATCTTAAAGATGTGCTTATTTTTTGTAACTATGCGATAGGTATTATCTGAACTATCAGTCCTAATTAAAGATGCAACATCATATGATGTTGCTAGGTTAAATAACCAGTTATTTGAAAAAGAATCTTGTGAATTAACTCCAAGAGTTTTAATTTCTGCAGTGTCTCCTTTAGAGTAATAGTAAGTTTTATCAACTATATCAAGATTATCTAAAACAGAATCAATTTTTACTTTTATTAATTGATTTTCATATGTTGCATATGCAAAAGTATTAATACTAATGCTACTGGAATCTAAAATTGTTGCCGTTATATTAGAACATCCAAAAAATTGGGTAAGGGATTTTGAAGAATATGTTACTACACCCAAACTTCCATCACTATAAGTTACTGATAATTCACCGCTTTGTGGAAATCCTACAGTAGAATCAACAGATAAAACTGTAAATCCTGCAGAAACTTGTCCAATTAACTTTGTTTTTGCATGAATGGAAAAATTTCCATAAACAGAACCATCGACGTTAATATCTTTATTATATCCAGCATCAAGACTTAATTTATAATAAGTATTTCCTGTTTCTGATATTATTTTTTCAACTCTTGCAATAGGCGCATATGCTTTTGAAATATCTCCATATTCATCTTGAAATAATGTCAAATTTTCAAGATTTATGGGATCTCCAGAAAAACTTTCAACAACCAAATCTTTGGTTACATCATAATGTGCGTCTGATGGTCTAAAAAGATACTCTTTTGGGCGAATTATGGATACATTTTCGCCGTAAAGTGCCTTAAACAAAATTTCAAAGGACTCATCAGTTCCCTTGCTTCTATAAAAATCTTTTGC